CATGTAATAGTTTGTGTTCTGCGGCAGCATCCAAGCCATGACAGGCGTTGTTGCCTCCCACAAAATGCGCACTTCCATGCCATGCGTTGTCGCCCAGATCTTATTGATCTTCACGCCCGTGCACGCGATGCCAAGAGAGTTTGCGCTCAGCGCTGAAACATTTACCTTCACGACATTGGTTTCACCAGTGCCGTCGGAAATGTTTGTGAATTTCTGAACTACAAGGCGCTCGCCATCAAGCAGCGTCTGCGAACCTACTGTATCGACCATTTGGCCCTCCTAAAGAGAAGTTGGGGGGCACATGGCCCCCCGTTTCATTAGGCGGGAACGACGCCGATCGCGCCAACCTGCGTAGCGTCAGGACCAGCCGCAATAGCGGTGAGGCCAATGGCGATCACAAGGCGGCGGGTGCCGTTTGATGCAGAGGTCGCAGGCAGGAACGTCCCACGCACGTCGCCGGTCGTTGACGTAGCGGTCGCAGTGTCAGCCGCGGTGAACGTGCCAGCATTGTCAGCGACAGCTCCGGCCCAGCCGGTGCGGAGCAGGTAGCCTGCGTCGAGAACCCGGTAAGGGAGGCCGAAGGTGTCACCCATGCCAACCGACAGGTTGCCAACAAGGGCTGCAGAAACAGCCACGCGCGAGATCGTCTTGAAGCCCTTCGCGCCATTGACGGTCGTCGTGCCATTGAGCGTCAGCGTGCAGGTCTGCGCCTGACCCCAGAAGTCCGTGCCGGTGACGGTGACGGTCTGCGTGGTGTCGCTCGCGCTAGACGAGATGACAGAAAAGTTGCGGCAGGCGTTGAAGGTAGCCACGCCACCAGAAGCGCTACCACCATTGATGGTGGCGTTGCCGGCTGCTGCGATCGCCTGAGCTGCGCAAACAGCCGTGGCGGAAATAGCGGCAGGAACGATGTCGTAGATGTAAACGCGACCCAACGGGCCAACGCCTCTATAAACCTGGCCGGGGCCAGCCCAGCCCTGAGACTGCGGGCCGGTCGCGCTGCCGAGCCAAAGATCGTCGTTAAACTGTGTCACTGGTCTTCTCCATGAAAAGCTAGACCGAATTTCGGTAGGGTATTTTCACATGAAAAGAAGGGGCGGTCTAGCCGCCCCTTCCTATTAACTAGACGCCCGGCGTGCCGAAAACCGCACGAGGATCGGTCCAGCCGAGGTCGTAACGCTCGGTGCTCTTGAAGCGCATGGAATCGGTTTCGAAGTCGCCTTCCATGCTCTTTTCAAGCGAACGGCGCATCATCAGCTTGAGGCCTTCCGGCGCGTCAGTCTCAACCCACCAGGCGGTGGTCGAGGTCAGACGAGACAGGTTAGCCTGGCCGCCGCTGAGGAGGCCCATCGACTTAACCGGGTTGATGTCGTTGTTGCCCGTGCCGGTACGCAGAACGCTCTTAAGGAGCACTTCAGCCTGGAACACGTTGGACGGCGACACAACCAGCTTCTCCGGGTTCAAACGGATACGCTTGCCGTTGTTGTCAACAGCGTTGCGGACCTGAATGAGGATCTGCTCGAGCGAGGTCTGCGACAGCGCGGAGGCAGTCGAGAGCTGGTTCGAGAACGTCCCGTTGACGATCGGGTGGTCAGAAGCCACCAAAGACTTGCCGTCACCACCCACATACGAGCCGTTGAAGGCGCGGTTGAGGATGTTGGCAGCGAGCGTCTCCTTCGTCTCGACCAGAGACTGGGCGAGGTGCTTGGCGTAGGTCTGGCCGATACGGATGTGGTCACCGTCTTCAACAAGAACCTTCGTCAGAGCGAAGGCAAGGCCAAAGACCTTGTACTGGTAGCGCTTGATGAAGAGCACGCCACCAGACTGGTAGGTGACAGCCGTGCCATCGGGCAGCTCAGGCGCAGCGCCAAAGCCGAAGAGGACGGGCTCTTCATGGTAGTTGCGGGGGATACCGCGTTCTTCGCGATAAATCTGCTTCCATTCGTCTGCGCGCTGGTCATAAACGCCGTCGAAAGCCTCGTTGAGGATTGGTTCGACGATAGAACGGAAGTCCGTACTGCGCATTGGTGTAGCCATAACGGGATCTCCCTAGGTTAGAAGGCGTTGCGCGTGGCGACGTACTGATGGTTCGCGATCTGAACCTGTACGACAGTGTAGGCGTCACCAGACGCATTATCGATACCGTTAGCGATACCGACAACACGAAGCTGATAATTGCCCGACGAAGCAGTTCCGGCATCCATGGTGCAGGTTGAGTAACCCAAACCATTGTTGGCAGTGATGTTGGAGAAGTTGGCCTGCTGGCCGACTTCGTTCTGATCAACAGAGCCATCAGCCTGGATTTCGTACACAATGTACGGGTCCATGGTGTAATAGGCGATGATGTCAGTGGCGCCGGTGTTGGCGGGCCAGCTCGGCGAGATCACAGGACGCTGAGCGCCAGAAGGCTGATACTGACAACCGGCAAAGATGCCGATGAAAGCGTCGCCCGCGGCAGCGGCCTGAAGGGTTCCGTCAGTGCCCATCTTAACGGGCTGACCAGTGTAAATGCTTGCAGCGTAACCGGTGACGATCGTACCGGCCATTTCACGGATGACGCCCGACGGGCTATAAGCCGCGCGCATACCGAAGGGAGCATTGGTCGAGGACATTCTCGAATCCTTTTGCTAGATGAGGGGGAACCACCTACTCAAATTTAGGAGCAGGCGGCGGTTCGCGCATTGCAGAAAAACCTTCGTCCTCGAGCATTCTGCTTTTAGCCCCACGAGCGCGTTCACCCATAGAATCCATATCGCCGGTGATCCGCTCTTCTTCACGCAGAGGCGCGTCGTGGTGCGCTTCTCGCATGATGCGGAAATAAAGACGCTCGGGCAGCTTTGCCGCGATCATCTCGTTCACGCCGATAAGGCCGGCATATTCGCCGGTCTTGTGTGATGCATACTCCCAACCGGGAACCTCTTCGGGCTTAACCGGCTCATAACCGAGACGGAAGCGGCCCTGAATTGGATCACGCGGATTAGTCGTGGTCAGCCAGCAGACATGATATCCGGGGATTTCCGGCAGGTCTGGCAAGGCGCTTTGATAAAAGGCATCGCGAAACATCTGGACACGGTCATCGTCGGAGAGCTCGCGGCTCTCTGTAACGTGGCGATCTTCCATCACCCGGCTACGACGGGACTGTCCGTCTACTTTCTTGATCCGTTCATCATTACCAAGGTTCATCGCTCGCTCCTGTTTAGCGTGCCGCACGATTATTACGATCCACATCTGCATAGCGCTTCAACATGCGCTCACGCAGAACTGGGTCATCCCAATAGCCAGCATCCTTGAGCGCCTGAACGCGCTCGGAGCTGACGTAAATCTTTTTGGATCCCGGAGAACTCATCTCGCGAGACCCACCAACGGGCGGCCCGCGCCGCCCTGCTTGGGGAGCACTATAACCGGAATCTTCTTCTTCTGCAAAGCGGTGAGGAAGACGATCGGCGAGGCGCCGATCAAGCTCCTTCCAATACTTCTGTGTGGTCGGGTCGTAGCCTTCAGCGACCAGGCCTGCGTCCACCTGCTTGGCGGTCACAGAATCAGGATCAGTGCTGTTTGCATTGAACCAAGTGTTCTGCGAAGCCCATTTCTGAGCGCGTTCCGTTACCTCAGCTGGCTGCTGCGGCGCACGTGGCGTGTCGAAGCTCTGCTTGGCACGGTTGATCTCAGCCGCACGAGCCATAGCGGTGTCGCGCTGGCGAAGCAGCTGCGGCACCGTTGATCCGTCGCCGATCTCGATCGCCTTAGCAAGAGCCTGTTCAGCCGCCTGCACGCTGTATAGGGCTTGCGTGTAATTCTGATCAAGGCTGCCGCGCTGGTTCTGGATCGCAAAGCCTTCGACGGCTTCAAGGCGCTTCTGGAGCAGCTGGTTTTGATTGACCAGCCATTCCATTTCTTCCTTGGATTTGTCGCGGGCAAAACGCTGGTTTTCCTTGCGGCGCCGGCGCTCTAGACGCTTGGCTTCTCGCCGCGCGTCTTCTTCTTCGTTGCGACTGTCGGAAAGCCTTACGTCTTCATCTTCGTCTTCGTTTTCCTCAATCTCAGGATCAACGCCTTCGATAATTTCGACTTCTTCTTGAAGTTCAGCTTTTTCGGTGCTGTTCATGTGTCAGCTCCTCAAATGTGCGCTTTGATAGAAAAGGGATCCTTAACATCGCCCGTGATGTTCAGGTCGTCGAAGATCGCAAACTGGACCTTGTCGCCGTAATCGCCGGTGGCGGTGCAAGGGAGCTCCCAGCGCAGGCCGCCATACTTTGGCACGAAGACATAGTCGCCAGGCGTGCACCATGCGCCCTCTGGCCACTTTTCCATCGTGTTGCGGTTTCTGTAAGCCAGCGGGCCACAAGCAATCACTTTGGCGACGCATGTGTTGTCGAGCTCGGTGTCTTTTGTTAAATCTGAGAAAATAATCCCACCCTTGCTGCGTGTGCGCGCTCGGCGGATCTGAACCAAAACGCGGGAGCCAAAGGGCCTGACGTTAGGTTCAACAACTGGGAAAAGGTTCTCATTCTCCGTATGCTGGTCTGACACGACGTTTTTTGTCATGCGCCTCATCCTCTTCGCCCTGTGCCAAGGTCTCCTCGATGATCGCAACAGCGCGACCCAGACCGGCGTAAATACCCGCCCTGCGCCCGTACTCAAAAACTGAGCCGTCGCCGGGCTGCTCTAAAGTCTCATGCGCTACCCGACTTTGTTGTTCGAGTAAACGCTTGATGATGATTTCAATCATATCTGCCCCATGTCAAGGAATTATTTCTTGGCATTAAGGGAAGAAAGTCCAGACTTGGCGGGTTTGTCGTTCTTGCCGCTTGTGTTTTTGCGGATGCCATAAGAAGCGTGCGGGGTGACCTTGTCGTTGACAAGGCTCTTGCCTGCCGGCGCATTGTTCACTTCAAGGCCCATGGCGAGGCGCTTGTGCTGCGGAAGAAGGTTGTTGTCCATGGTGTTACCTCAAATGTGTGGATTGATGCCGTGGCCGGTTCTCAAGTTTGTCTTGTGTCCTTGTTCGGCTTCAAAGACAGCAAGTTCTTTCGCCGTGGTATTGTCTTCACGGTTCATGTCAGCCTTGGCCTGCAGGTCAAGTTGAGCCTGCTGCATGCGCGACTGTGTATTCTGCGCCTCAAGGCCCAGACGCACCTGATCCAGCTGGAGCTTCTGCTGATCCAGCTGCGCCTTGATTTGATCCGCCTGCGCCTTGCGCTGCGTCTCAGCCATAAGGATCTGCGTCGGGTCGCCGGGGGGCTTGGGACCAAGCTGCTGCATCATCTGCATAGCTTGCATAATCACAGGCGGGATGCCCTGCAGGGCACCCTCGATCTGCGGCATGAGAGCCTGGCTGGCCATCGCCAGGGTCTTATCGACCTCGGCATTGAGCTCCTTGTCCTTGCCACCCATAAAAGAATCAAGCGGCACACCAGCTGCGGCGCTCGCCTGATTGTACATGAACAAGGCATACCAATACGTCATGTGCTCCTTGATGTGCTGGAGCACGCCAGGGATAAATGTGGGCCCGATCAATTGGCTCATGCCAAACATCGGCGACTTCAGATAATCCAGATGCACCTGCAGGTGCGCCAGATGATCCTGCATCGGGAACGCCGCAACCGGGCGCCCAAGCGTCAGGGCGAGGTTCTCGTTCACAGCGTTGAGCTCGATCGGCTCGGGGCGTTTGGCCAGCAGGGCCTTATAATCAGGCACCTTGAGCTGCTGAAGGATCCGCTCCTCAACCGCGCGGGAATCGTAAAGGTCCGGCTTGAGCTGTGCACGCTGGGCCACGGCCTGCGTCTGGGCAAAGCGCTGCGCCTCAGAAAAGATGTTCGGATCCGATACGGGGATCACATCCATTGCGCCCCGGAAATCAGACGCCTTGCACATTTCCTCGCCGGTGACCTTCTCGATGTATTCATCAGTCAGGTTCTGGGCATTGATGCGATGCAGCACCTTCAGCGTCATCTGCATGGAATTGTGCAGGCGGGCATGGATCGCCGAGAAGACCGTCATGCCTTGCTCGATCATCGCGAGCGTGGTGCCGACGGGCTGGTTTGGGCTTTGGTCCTGAAGCTTCTCAAAGGTCGTGCGGACCACGCCGCGGGCAGCCTCCGTCACAAAGCCGAGAAGCTGATACAGAACCGGGTTCGGAGGATTGAAAGGAACCGGCATGGCGATCTTGCGGATGTCGTCGATGCCGACGCCGCCCTCGATCTCCGTCACCTGCGTCGGCTCAATCCGATCGGTCTGGCCGCCGCGAGATCCGCCCTTCAGCTTCAGCATGCCGGGGAAATTGTTGATGTGGGCGCTGTCGAGCAGAGCCCGCAGGGCGCCGGTGGCCGCCGCCGACAGGCTGCCGATCATATGCGGCAGGCCGATCGGATAGGCGCCGCGCCAAGGCACAAAGGGCCATTCAATGATGTGAACCAGCTCTTCTTGGTTCTCGTCATCAGGCTCCCAGTTGCGGTAGATCGCGAGCACCTCCTTTGAGGTATCGTCGATCGTCACGAGATAGGGCGCGAGACCGAAATTGTCCTCAAAGTCCAGATAGCAGGAGATCTCATAAACGACCCGCAGGCCGTCTTCGTTGTAGCTGGTCTGCTCCCGGCCTTCGATCTTGTTGTTCGCCTTCTGGGGCCCTGTGAGCTCGGGCTCAGACGCCGCTGTGAGGTCGATATCGCGATACATGCCGGTGTTGGCACGCTTCTCGAATTCCAGTTTGGTGATGTACTGAACATGTGTCTTGCGCTCGGCGCTGTAGAAGCTCGTGGCGCTGTAGGGCAGGTAGACATCATCGATCGGGATGAAGATCGCGGTCGGGCGGTTCTTCTGTTCGTTCCACATGAGCTTCAGATACTGAGCGCCGCCCAGCGGAACCTGCGTCGTAAGCTGCTCAAGCTCAGGGCGGAACTCAGGCATCTGCTGCATCAGCTGCCAGTTCATGAAGCGCTGCTTGCGCTTCGCCTTCTCCATCTTGTCCACGGTGATCTCGCCGGGGATAAACTCTTTCACCGGGCCAGTCGGGGGCAAGATTTCCTTGATGACGCGCGACGAGAAGTCGATGCACGCCTCAGTGAGCATGGGGTGAACCACCTTGCTCGCGCCTTGGAAATTGGCACCGCCAGGCGCGTCCTCGCCGAGACCAGTACGGCGCAAGCCTTCTTCATACTGCTTGTCGCGGAGCGTGCGGGCTTCCCTGTCGCGCTCAATATATTCCAGCAGTTGCGTCGATATTGTGTTCATCTCTGCAGAGGGCATATCCTCGGCGAGGTTTGAATAGAACTCGGCGTTTTCAGCCATAGCCGGCTCGTCGATCGTGACAACAGCAGAGCCGTCCTCGTTCTCCTCGACATCGGAATCCTCATTTGGGAGGTCCATTTCCATGCCCTGGTCGAGCTCCGCGTCATCCATTGTTCGGCCCTGTCAGTCGAGAAAGTGGGGATTGGCCCAGAGAGTACCCTAGATTTGGGTTTTGAGAAATCTGCGACGGGAATTGTCCGGCATTTTGATTTTGAAACGCTGAGAGCGGTCCATTGCTTACGAGGTTGGGTGCCGCGGCAGCAGGCGTGGGCGACATTGGAGAGACCGGCATCACGTCACTGCCCACAGTATCGTACGGTGTCAAACCCGGAGGCATCGCGATAGAAGCCTGCCCGTCTGTGTAGGCCATGGTTGGGAAAGAAGCCAGCCCACCCTCGGCCATATAGAACTTGTGCTCGGGGCCGGCACCGTAGTTTGCGTAATCAACCAACGGGTCAAACGCCCTGCCAAGCTTGGGTGTGGGCGTCGCTGATGCTAGGGGCGTCGGGGCTCCGATGCCGATTGAAGGGCTAGGCAATGGGCGGATGCCACCCCCGCCATAAGCCGAGTTGAACGCATCCTGCCCGCCGACAAGATCAACGAGGTTGTTGTAGCCCGTCGAGCTCATGCCCTGGTTGCTGTAGCCGGTAGAGCTCATGTTCTGCGGGTTTCCATTGATCGTGAGATCCGGGGCCGCACCATAAGAGCTTTCTGTCGGCCCGGCATTTTGGCTGGCTTGCCCTGTGCTGGCCTGCTGGCCCGCGCTGGCTTGCTGCCCATATGAATCGTTGTCCAATGCACCCGTCGCGTTCGCAGCCGGCCCGCTGATCGTTGCCTGATCAGGCGCACCGATCATGCTGCCAATAGAGGTCTGGGGCCCGGCGTTCATAGCGGTTGAGGGGTTGCTGTACCCCAAGTTGATGTCGCTGTTATATGTTTGGCTAGGTGCCGAAGCCTGTGCAGCTTGCTCAGCAGCCTGGGCCTGCTGCCCAAGGAATTCTTCGTTGTTGCTGACAGGAGCCCCATAAGGGTTGGACGCCGCAGGCGCATTAGCTGCCAGCGCTGTAAGAGCTTCATTGACGCTTTGATAGTTTGCCGCCGTTGGGGCGTTTGCTGCTTGCTGGCTTTGGGAAACGTCAGCTGCGGTTGAAAAAGCATTTGAGATCGCATCGTTAAAAAACGATTGCGACTGCAAATCTTGCGACACCATATTTTGAACCGATGCAAACGCGGGCTGATTCTGCGCCATGAAGTCGGCAAGGGCACCCTTGTCAGCGGCTTGCTGCATAGCAGCGGTAAAGCTTTCAAAGGTTGTTGTGGCGGGATTTAGAGACGGAACATTGTATGACGCAGGCATTACGTTCGTCGCCGGGAGATCAGCTTCCGGGTCAGACGATGCAGCTTCAGCCTCGCCGCCTACTTCTTCGCCGCCATAATCACCACCGTTGTCAGCCTGGCCGCCCATTTCGCTGCCGCCGGCATCATCGTCATCATCGTCACCGCCGCTGCCGCCTCCATCGCCGCCGCTGCCCCCGCCGTCGCCGTCCCCACCGCCGTCCCCACCGCCGTCGCCGCCATCGCCACAGCCTTGGGCGGTCAATGCCAAAGGCATACGCTCATTGGCCTCGGCCATGTAGCCGCCAAGCATTTTTAAAAGATTGCGCTCTTCAGCGGACACCATAGGAACCAACCCCTCGGGGCCTCGATCCAGAGGGCTTTGAGCGACGATCGCATCAACCATGCCGGCGAGAGCCTTGTCGTCGCTCCCGGCGTAGTGCTTCAGGATCTTGGCCGCGAGGAATCGGAGATCGGTCATGCGGGAGCCATGTGGTTGTCCCTGATCTTTTGCAGGCAGGGATACTTCGCCAGTGTCGAGCCATTATCACCCAGATTGGCCACTTCAATCAACTGTAGGTCTCTGAGGTCCTCGTGCGCGATCTCGGTCACCTGCTTCGTGCGCCAATCCAAGACCGGCTCGGTGCCCTCAAGGCAGGCTGGCCGGTTGATGGTTGAGAATAACCACGCCAGGCGTTCGGCCCGATCGCCGAACAACCCACGGATGACCGCTCGGCGCTCGGTCGGCACCGTGACCTTGCGGAACACGCTTGTGCCATAGATTGAGTGCAGGCCGCCGGCAAGCGCGACGTCCTCTTCTGCCCCGAGCCGTTTGAGCGAATCATAGGTATTGATCAGGTGCTCGCCGAGCTTTCGCTCGAGGCGCTTGTTGTGCATCATGTGGAACGCGCCCATCCGCTTGAGCGCCAGGACGAGCAGGTGCCGCTTACTCACGGGGCTTGCCCTTCATGACGAGCACCCGGCGAGCCACCGGGCAGATCCGCGACACGCCTCGACCGACATGCTTGATCTTGCCTGGGAAGATCGTCATGCGCCCATACTTCGGCAGGATGGCCTTGACGACATCGTCCTCGGCTTCGTTGAGGAACATGGTCTCGCCCGCCCACTCAGGCTTCCAGTCCTGCTCGTAATAAATGATGCAGGTCTGATCTGTGTCGTGCTTGCTGTCACGGTGGATGTAGCCCTCGACGCCATAGGTGTGGGCATTGGCATATGCCCGCACCAGCACCGGCGTGGTCGGCATAAAGCGAGGCTGGATGTAGTCCCACAGGTCCTGGATGCTCTTGGGCACCTCGTGATAGACCTCCTCGCGCTCAATCTTGCTATCGGACAGCACGACGTTCCAATGGCCAAAGCCAAGCGTTTTGCTGGAACGCCAACCGTACTGCCAGCCGCGGCGCTCGACCTCGACGATCGCCTCTTGCAAGAGGTCATCGGGGATCTTTCCGTCATAGCAGCGAACGGTGTCGGCCTCCGTCAAAGAGGCCGCCATCGCTGCAAGGTTGCTGTCGTTCTGAAGCTTTTCGACTAAAAGACTGACCGCGTCTTCATAATTCATTTGATCATCCTTAACATTTTTTTCATGGATTCACGCATTACCGGATGGCCCATGCCTGAAGCGAGCAGGTCACCGGCTGCATGTTTGGCTACTTCCAGCGACTTGTGCTTTTGGAACAGGCCGCCCTTCTTGAATGTGTTTTTGTGGCTCTCGCCGCCGATCATCGCATTGACACGCATCAAGGTGCGGCGCGCGTTGCTGTACTGGTTGAACCGCTCGGTCAGGCCATAGAGGTCGTGCATCAGGATCTGCTGCGCAAACTCACGGGCGCGCTCGGGTGGCATGTTCATGCCGCTTGCCACCCTGATCATGTGCGCCAGTTGGGGCGCCGTCAGGCCTGATTTGTCAGCTCTGTCGCTGATTTCTCGGACAGCAGACGATACGGCGCCGCCTTTGGCGTAGCCGACGCGCCCCCCGCGAGCCTTTAGGCTCGGCTCTGGCTGCTCCACTGCTCCGCTTGCGTCTGCTGGCCGGTCTCCAACGCCCTTTCGCAACGCGCGATCTCGGCCTTCAACATGCGACTGGACAGACTGTCCGAACCGCTTTTTTGGATCGACCGATCGAGCGCCTCCTTCATAGCTTGAAGCGGCGTCCTCTGGATTTGCGATGCCTCTGAGGAATTGGTCATAGCTTTCTTGCCCCACGACAAGGGAATCGTATTGATGAATGCGCGCGTCTACGATTTTTGCCCCTGATTGGTCTAGCGCGTTAATTGCATTCTGCATGTTGTCCATGGCCTCGTCAATGAAGCGTTTCATGGCGGTGGGGTCTTGGAGGATCGCGTTGCGGAAATCATCATCGAACCGGGCGCGAATTTCAGGCACAAACTGCAAGCGAATGCCGACATAGTCCGGGACGTCCCGGCCACCTGCCTGCCGCTCCCGCAAACGAAGATCCGTTGCGAAGGTAAAGCCATCAACGCCGTTGTTGGTGAACTTTTCGAGAATCGGGATCATCTGCTCCATAGACGCCCGGTCTTGGAAATAGATTTCAACGCCGGGGCGGGCGTTCGGATTTGTCGCGGCCTCAACGGTGTCAAGGCGGCGAGAGAAGAGAACGTCTTTCTGCTGGTTGCCGCGCGCCTCTTCAATGATAGCGCGCATCCATTCGGACGGATCCCAGCCCGGCTTGGCGGTCAACTCGGCATCGAATGAGCGCTCGTTCACGTTATCGTAGCGCCCATAGGTTGGATGGACGCGATAAACGAGAACGTCATCGTCATTACGGACGGCGTTTTCGATAATCCGCCGGGTGACCGCCATCGCTTCATCGGTGGGTGGGGCATCCTTTTGAATTGAGACCCCGGCCTGCCAGCGCTGCGATGGGTACTTGCGCAGCTCATCCTCAAATGAGCCGCCTTCGCCAGCCTTCGACGTCCAGTTGTTCTTGGTCCAATTTTCTTTTTCGATGAACCAAGTCAGCGCCTGCAGGTCCATTGGCGTGACGTCGTTGTAGCCCAACGAATTCAAATATGGCTTAAGCTCCTTTGAATTGCTGAGCTCATCGGCAAGCTTGCGGAACACGTCTTGACCAAAGCCGAACTCGCCGCCCGGTTTCAGGTCAGCGCCGAGCTGGCCCTTCACGCCGCTTTCAGCCGCAGGCGGCAAGCGCTTGTTGCCAACCATGCGGTTGAGGAACCGAGCTGCCCACACGTCGATGGTAGCCTCATCGGTGGCGCCGCCGAGATTGCCCGAAAAGTTGCGGGCTTTGGGGGCCTGACCGACTTCCTTTCCACGCCATTCGTCTGCCATCGCCATCTGAGCATTGCGGCTGTTCATGCCATACTGCTTGAAGTTGCCGGTTTTTTCGTCGAACGCATTGGAGCGGCGGATCAGCTGATCTTCAGGGAAGTCAGCAAGGCTCGCGCCGCTCTTTTTGTAGTCCCGCGCGGCCTCGACCTGCGGATCGAAGTCGCCACGGGCAAACCGCTTCTGCGCATCGACCGAGTAGCGATAGTTTTGATCCACAGCGGTGTTCGGGCTGGTCGCGCCGAGCAGGTCCGAGAACGCAGGGTAAGCACCGCCGCGCTCGTCAAAGCCCTTCTTCATAAACTCGCGATACCAGCCGAGCTGGCGCAGGATCACCAGTGCCGCCTCGTCGCCTTCATTGGCGCGGCGCACGACATCTAGGATGTCTCTTGCCGAATTCTTTACTGCCTTGTTGACGAG